CGTCACAACCGGCCTCCTTCCGACGCTCCGCTTCCTTCTTGTCGAGCACAGGGTCCGGGTGCGCCTCGACCTGCAGGAGCGCCCTTAGCGTTTTCCCTGGTCATCGCTGACCTCGGACTCTTGCCTCAAATGCAGCACGAACGCCGCTGCGGGGTCTTCCAGCTGAACCAGGGCGCCGACAGCGTCCTCGCGGGAAAGAGGCTCTCCGTCCATGCAGATGCCCTCTACGGACACCACAAGGTCGAGCAGCATCTCCCGCCACAGCGTCAGCAGTTCCGATCGCCACGAAGACACCGCGCGAACGAAGGCGTGGGCCTCGGCCTGTAGTGCGTCGTCGCCGGGGCTCTCCGGGAAGCTCGCAGTGTGCTCGTTCAACCGAAGCCGCCAGCCCTGCGTGATAGGACGGTAGCGGATGACCGCCGTGTCGCCGTCCTCGTCTCGCAGTTCGTAGCGGCGCGTTTTCCATCTCTTCAGTTCCATCGTTGGGCGCTCCTGTTGCGACAGCCGCCGTCTAGGCGACCATGATGTAGACCTCGTCTTCCTTCTCCGTCGTCCCCTCGGCCTCGCCGGTCAGCGTGAACTGGACCTCGTCGGCGCCGCGGTCGATGTCGCTCGACTCAAGGCGGACAGTCGGGCACTCGATCGCGATGATCGACCCGCTCGTAGCGTTCTGCTGCGCGAAGAACTGGACCGCCGTGCGGTTGAACGTCTCCTGCATGCGGACGCCGGAATGGTCGTAGTAGGACGACCCGGCGCCAGTCACGCGGATGGACCGCATGCCGAGCACGTAGCCGGCCAGCTTCTGCGCGTCGAAAGCCTCGTCTTCCCGCGGCACGATGCCCATGTCGCAGTCAAGCGAGACGGAGTCCAGCTGCATCGCGTCATCGGCGTTGATGATGATGTCGCCGCTGCAGGCGGGGACAGGCGTCCCGGCATACGTGCCGGTCGGAATGGCCGGGAAGACCTCGTCGCCGTTGCTGTGGCTCGCAGCCGCGCCACCGTGGGCGTAGACACCGCGGGTGCCGACGGTCCAGTTGTTGCCGCTGACCGCGATGACCTTGATGACCTCGCCGGACACGTCGCCGAACTGGAAGTAGTACGGGTTCGTCGCCGAAGCGTCAGCCGGGCACGCCGTCCCGTTCGTCACCGCAACGGTCGTCACGGCAGCGTCGATGCCGCCGCTGAGCGTCGTGGACCACAGAGCCGACCGCGAGCGCGCCGGGCCGTTGATGGACCATCGGGCAGCGCCAGCCCCGCCCATCGTCAAGTTGAACGTAGCCGGGACGAAGCCGACGAACCGCTCGATGCTCCGGTTGTTGCCGACCCACGCCGTCAGTGCGTCCTGCGCGTCCGCTCGGGCGTCCTTCGGGTAGTAGGTGATGCCAGCAGTCACCGTGGTCGTGTCGGCCGGAGCAGCAGTCAGAGCCGGCGTAACGGTGATGTTGTCCGGCGTTGAGACGGTGTCGGTCGCGGTGATACGGCGGAGCTCGCCGCTGATCTCCACGCATCCACCGACAGCCAGCCCGGAGGCGTCGACAACGTCCACGACGGTCGTGGTGGACCCGGAGCCGCTGACGGTCGTGCCGGTGCCGGTCGTCGCCTGCCAGCCGCCAGATAGCAGCAGGTCACCCCAATCCGGGGCGGTGCCGGCAGTCGTCGTGTAGGCGTACATCTCGAGCTGGAGGCTGGCCTCCTTCTTCTCGCAGATGACGCCCTGCTTCGTGGCCGTCCCGCGCTTGTCCTCGTACATCGAGAAGTTCGTAGCGCCGGATGTCTGCACGCCAGCGAGCACGCGGACCGCGTCAGCAGCGACAGGGTAATCAGCGGCCGGCGTGCCGAACGAGTTGGCAGCCTGCGGGTCAACGAAGACAACAAGATCGTTGCCGATATCGACGTTGGGACCGGGCATCAGTACACCTCCTGCATGCGGACCGTCAGCCGGGTCAGCACCAGATAATTCGGGGGGGTAGAGGCGCTAGCAATCGTCTCCTGCGAGTCGATCGAGGCGCGAATTACACGGCCCGTGGCTTCCCCGGTGCCGCCGTTGTTGAGCGTCCAGCCCTGCTTGCCGCGAGGGAGGCGCCGGAAGAAGAGCGCGCGGATCACATCCGCGTACCTGGCAGCGGCGAGCCCGACGGCCCGCTCGTTGCCTGCGATGTTCGCGTTAAGCACGACCAGCGACAGCACGATCGAGTGATCGACCATGCGCGAGTTCGGTCCATCGTCCTCGCCGGTACAACCGTCGTGCGATACCGACAGGTACGGGAACCGCGTGGCCTGGATGTCACGCTCCCAGAGCGACTCGAACAGCGCGACATCGGGCAGGACGGCCGTCGTGACGCCGAGTTCGGTGCGGCGCGTTGCCAGCAGGTCATTAAGCCTGCCCGTCGGAGTCCCGCCGACTACGTAGCCGTCCTCAAGGAACTCGCGCACCGCCTCAACCGCGGCCTCGTTGCCGTAGACGATGGCCATTACTTCGTGTCCGTGTTGCGGAGACGCGCGATCGTGGCGTCTGCGGCGTCCGTGTCGAACCCGAACGAAAGCCTGCGAGCGCGGACGATGTGCGCCTGGAAGACCTGGCGAACCGCGAAGCCGAAGGACGTGCGTCCCTGCTTATCGAACGCGCTGCCGGACGTGCCCAGCACCGACCCGTTGAACCGGACGACCGGGCGCTTCTTCAGCTGCACTTCGCGGCGGAACAACTGCGACGACACCTTGCGGCCGAAGTGGTGGTCACTGGCGTAAGGCACGCGCGCCTCGTTGACGCCCATCTCCATGTACGTCGGCGTCTCGCTCTTCAGCGCACCCTGACCGCCCGTAGCGGCAGCCTCGAGTTTGCCGGTAAACCGAAGCGTCTTCGTGTGCCCAACAGTCGCTTTCTTCCACGACGGATAGAAGCGCGGCTTGAAGTCCGGCGGCAGCCACGGGACCGCCGGCTCCCAGTTGCTCGGCCACGGCTTGCCCGTGCTTGCGCCGTCGGACGCGAAGTGGAGCTTCTGATGCCGGTTGAAGATGTGCCGCACGTCCTGGAATGCGGGCTTGAAGTCCTTGAGCGTCCGCGCCCACTCGGAGAAACCGAGCGCGATGCGGTCCGCGCCAGGAGCGCCCTTGATCTCGACGTTCAGCACGACACACCCGGCCCCGCCCGCCGAGCCGCGGAGGAGCGCCCAAGCCGCGCCGAAGCCCGACGAGCGGTTGGGGTGCTGTCGGTCACAGGTCGTCTCCGTCCTGCGGCCAGATGTTGTTCACGGCATACTCGCGGTCGCCAGTGCCAGGCGTGAAGTCGTAGTTCGGATCAGCGTCGTCGACCTGATGCGACTTGACATACGGGTTGGCCCTCGTCGCCTCTTCGGCAGCGCCCTCCGAGATGTACGCCTCGCGGTTCGTCGCCAGCCCGGCAATCAGCAGACGAGCCCGAGCGATCAAGTCGTCGGCGGTGGCCTTCGCGTCCTGCCCGACGCTGCCCTTCGACAGTAGGCAGTAGCCAGACGTGAGCATGGCTTCGATCTGAGCAGCGACGGTGGCGGCCGGAGTCGATGCCGTCGGAGCATCGGTCAGCCGAGCAGCACGGAAGCCCATGCGGGTCTCGTTGTATGCGTCGGCAAAGATGGCGTTGGCCGTCGCGAGCGTCGGCACTGTCGCCGGGCTGTCGGAAGGAGTCCCGATCTGCGGCGCGTACCTCAGAGCAAGCGCGAGGGTGCTGTTGTATTCGCCGGCCACGGCACCCTCCTTACGACTCCGAGCGGCCGACCTGAGCGATGAACTTGACGACCTGGGCAGACCCGGACGAGTCCTGCACCGACACCCATGCGCCCGCGTTCACGAGCACGCTGTAGCCCTCCTGGGAGGCCGACGAGGTCGCCGCAGCAGCCACGGTCAGAGTCTTCTCAAGCCGCACAGCGCCGCCCGTAGCGGCGTCGTAGATGCGGATGGTGAACGCCACCGACCCGGCGCCGCTGACCCGCTCCAGAGCAACACGCTGGAAGAGGAGCACCGCAGGGGTAGTGTCCTGTGTCGAGCCGTCTGCATCCGTGACGGTCACGCGCTGGACGACAGTCTCTGCGGCGCCGTCCGTCGTGAAGGTCAGTTCATCGACCAGCCAGGGGTTCGGGTAGTTCACTTGCTCTTCCCCTTCGGCTTGCCTGTGGCCTTCTTCGCAGCGGCCTTGCCGCGGCTAAGCGGCTCAGCCTGTCTGCGACGCAGCAGCCGCGAGGCATTGGCGTCATCAGCCTCGAACTTGTCGCCCGGTTGGAGCTCGTAGACGACGGACTCGCCGCCGAGCACGAACTCGCCCTCCAGCGGGCACAGCGCGCGGAGCTTCACCGCTTCCTCGCTGCGTGCCAGCGGGTCGACGTCTTGCCCTTCTTGCTACGACACGGCTCATCGCCGCTCGCGCCGCACGTCGGGCACTTCACCGGCTCAGGCGTCGGAACGAACTCCTCGGCCTTGCCGTCTGCGTCGTCAGCGACATCAGCCGTGAACTGGCCGCTATCGGCGCGGTACACGGGAACATCGATCTCTCGGAGCGTCCCGTCCTTCAGCCAGTCGACGACCTCGGAGGCCGGGAAGACGCCATCGCTGACATCCTCCCCGACCTCGAAGGTTCGCTTGCCGTTGAAGATGGGCCGCACGACTCGGAGGACACGGGACATTGGGCGCTCCTTCCTCTGCTGCCGTTACGACAGGGCTCCGCCGTCGTTCGCGATGAGCTTCCAGACGAGACCGCCCGACTGCTCGAAGCCCTTGAAGAGGGCGTACTCGTTGACGGTGTCGAACGTGACGACCGTGCCGGTGAAGTGGTTAGGTCCAGCCATCTGCCCTCTCCTTCCCGTCCCCGGCTAGGAGACGACGGTGGTGAACAGGTAGCCGGCGCTCGCGGTCGTCACGACACGATCCTCGAACCACGTGGGCAGGACCACCTCGGTCCGGGGCTCCTCGCGGTAGCGCTCGACCTGACCCTGCGGACGGCTGCGCATCTGGAACGTCGCGCCGATGCCGTGGGGCATCATCGGACGCGGGTTGTCCGTCTTGTAGTAGAAGAGGCAGGACTTGCCCCAGATGTAGGCGTTGCTGGCCGTCTGGCCCTCTTCCGCCGAGTTCGCGACCGCGCGGCCGACGATGACCTCCTTGACATCCAGCGCCTGCGCGAGCTGCTGCTCGGACAGGTGCGTGATGCCGGGGATGGCCGACTGGAAGTACTGCAGCAGCGCGCCGTTCTTGCGAGCGGCGTCGAACACCTCGGCGCCCATCAGGCAGGACAGCATCGCGCGGGGCATGCCGATCGCCCTCTCGATGGTCTGGCTGCCGAGGTTGGCCTGCGTGCGCGGGTCACTCGTGGAAACATCCCACCTCGCGGCGGAGCCGAGAGCGGATGTCTGCGTGATGACCGAAGCGTTGAAGAGCAGGCCAGCGAGGTCGCGCTCGCGCTCGACCATCGACCACTGCCACGCCAGTTCGGTCGCGCCCTGACGGAGGTCGACCTCGTCAGCGCCAGCGACCGCGGCGTCCACGTCGTCGACCGTCGCCTCGAGTCCGTACTCCTTCAGCGTGTAGGCCGAAGTCTGCGAGACATCGAGGACGATGCGGTTGAACGCGGTGCCGGAGGTGCGGATGATGCCGTGGCCGGGCGAGGCGTACCCCATGCCGGGACCGACGGTGTAGAAGGTGCCAGTGCGCGAGCCGACCGGAGCGATGGGCAGGGCGCGGTCCGCGACGAAGCTGTTGGGCTCCGAGCGAAGCATCTGGGTGAACTGAGTGAGGGCCTTGTCAACCCCGAGGCTGGAACGTGCAGGCATGATTCAGGTCCCCTCTAGTCCAGCTGACCGATGGCGATCAGGACTTCGATGATGTCGCCGGCCGTGCCCGTCTGCAGGGCATAGCCGATGTGGTACTTGGCAGTGGTCGCGTCGATGACCGCGCCGCCCGTGGTGCCCATGACAAGCGCGCCCTCGGTGACGCCACCAGCGCCGACCTTGACCTTGGCGATGCCGACGTGCGCAACGCTGACCTCGACCTCGGTGGACGAGCCGTCAGCGACGTTCTCGGTGGTGATGCCGAAGGGGCAGGCAGTGCCGGCCGCCTCAAGGGCGACCTTGCCGCTGGCCAGCTTGACCACGCGGTAGGGGCTGGACGACAGATCGGCGTCAGTCAGCCAGGACTTGACCAGCAGGTTGTTGTTCCACGCCATGACGTGTGCTCCTAGTTGTCGCCGCGCTCGGCGCGGTAGGCAGCCGCGAGGGCCGGACCGTGCTGGTCCATCGCGAGGTGGTAGGCTTCGGCGGCGGACTTGCCGTCAGCCATGAGGGCAGAGCAGGTGGCCTCGAAGGCGTCCTGCGCGGTGTTGTTGACGATCGGAGCAGAGGCGGCGTCGCCACCGGACTCGCCACGCGGGACGGTCTTCACGGAGTCGGCAGGGAAGTTCCGCTCGACCCACTCGCGGCCCATCGTGGACAGCGCCATCTTCACGTCGTCCCGCTTGCTGGCCTCGAAGCGGCCGTCGCTGCAGTACGTGTCGAGCAGACGGTCGGTCTCGCGCTCGTCGGCGGCGGAGAGCTTCTCCTTGACCTCGGTCAGCGACGCCTGAACGTCGGTCAGCGTGGTCTCAAGCACTGCGACCTTGCCGGCCTCGGTGCGGAGTCGCTCGATCTCGGCCAGGACAACGGACTCGCCCGCGTCCTCGGCCAGGCTAAGGGCCTGCGTGATCTTCTCCATGTCCTCGCTCTCCCGTCCGGCGGAACGCTGCTCAGAAGCGGCAAGCGGCTCCATGCCGGCAATGAAGGGGTGGTTCGTGACGACGACGCCGGTAAGCGCCCAGTCGCTAATCTCGTCTCCGGTGCGCTTGTCCTGCATCGACCCGGGCGGCTCTGCCTCGATGGAGACGGAGTCGTACTCGCCGGCCATGACCGTCGCGGCGCCCGCCTCGGTCCAGAGCACCCGTCCGAGCAGGCGCGTCACGTCGCCGGAGGCGTCGACCCGGGTCTCCTTGATGCGCCCGACAGCCGGACCGGATTCGTTGCTGTGGTCGGGGTCCAGCCGGACCGGGATGCCGCTGGGGTAGCGACCGTCCGCGAGGATGGCCGCAGCGCCACGGTGGATGCTGGCGATGAAGGCGGCGTCGATGTCGATCGACTCCTGCCCGCTGGCGGCCGTTCCGCCCTTGTGGCCGGAGTGGTGCGAGCCCGTTCGGATCAACTCGATCCAGACCGAGCCGTCGGCTTCCTTGTCGCCCACCTGCGCGAACTTGACCGGCTCGTCGGCGTACAGCATGGAGGGTGGGTCGCACGCCTTGAACGAATCGCAGACGAACCAGGGCTTGTAGGCGCCGCCGAGGTTGTCGAAGTCGTACAGGCGGCACCCGTAGCCTTCGCGGCTCGGGAGCGTCTCGGTGCCGGAGCGGTAGACATGCGTCGAGTAGGCACAGCCGATGCACCGATCGCCGTCGTCAGACCCGCGTCGGTAGTTCGGAACGTCCGTCTCGGCAAGCGCTACGGGCGATGCTGGATCCTGCTGACCGTCAGCCATGCCCTATGGTGCGTGCCATCTCGCACAGCCCGCAAGCGCGCGATTGACAATCTGGCACAGGAAACCGCCGAGTGACAATCTGTCACAGCGGTGTGCGATACCGCACTATTTGCAGAGATCTCGGATTAGATGTTGCGCCTATGCGTGTCCCGGTTTAAGTTCATCTCACGATGACGAACGGAGACACCATGACGAGCGCAGTCCCGACCAGCAGCCTCCGCCCCGCGACCCCGGCCGAGATCAAGGCCCGCCGCTTCTTTCTGATGCCGGTCGGCATGGAGGTCGACGGGATGAAGACGGTCGAGGTGATCAAGACGACTCGGCGGTCCGACCTCGACGGCTACTGGTACACGCACGACGCGGCCGGCAAGTCGTCCGGCGTCCTGTCCTCGTCGGGCTGGTTCATGGTCCCCGTCTTCGGCTAGCCCACCCCACACCCCAGCGCCGGGGGATGCCGGCGCAAGGAGGACGAGATGAGCAATTGCGGATTTGGCAGTTATGCCGACATGCTCGGCGAACTCGCAGACAAGATGCCGTGTGGGACGCTTGTCGTCGTCGCGGTCAGCATCGA